AGTAAGTACTCTGTATGAGGGTTTAATTCTACAATCCTGTTAAGCGTTTCTATGCTTTTCTTTGTGAGAATCACATCTCTGAAACCGGCATCCGTCTTTGGGAAATCCTGTACACCAATAACTGTCTTTTTTCTTTCGTCCTTATATCTTGTTTCGGTACGGCGAATTTTCAGAACGTCTCCGTCCCAATCTGAACGTTTTAGTGCTGCTAATTCTCCAACACGAATTCCTGTTTCAAGAAGCAATAGCACCCCTAAATCCCTTATGGTGCCTCTCTCTTTTAAGTATTCACAAAGCCTTGGCAATTCATCTTCGTTAAACACCTGTTTGTCCGTTTCAACTACTTTTTTTGTAAATGAATTCTTTGACAGCTCCAGGTCATTGAAAAATGTGGATATTGAAATTGTGGCCCATTTTCTTTTTTTGGCGAATTTAAAAATCCCTCGAACAATGAGCCTTAATCCGGAATAGGTTTTTGGAGTGAGCTTATTTTCTATTATCTGTTTTTTTATAAAAGCTTCTAAATCATCTTCTGTGATTGTTTTTATTCTCCTGTCTGCAAATCCAGACTTTTCAAAAAAGCGAATAAAATCTGTTTCATATCGGTCAGCACTTCCTTTTTTGATTTCCTCAAATTCCAGCTTATTTTCAAGCCATTTTTCAAAAACTTCTGAAAGTTTAGGATTTTCCTCTTGCTGCTTCCAGTATTCTACGATCAAGTCTTCGATTTCTTTTTTTGTCTTTCGCTTTCTAGGAACTCTTTTTTCTTCGTCCGGAAGATAAGTATGCCATTTTCCATCTTTGCTTTTCCAGATACTATACGGATGTTTTTTTAATAATTCTTCTCTTTTTGTCATTTCAATTTCTTCTTGTATGCGTGACAAATCAATTATGCCATTTTCTATAGCATATTTCAATACTTCATCCATAAAAACAACGAGGGGCTTAAATGGCCCCTCGCTCCTCCCTTCACATCAAATTTGAAGCGAATCTTTGTTTTAATTTATCCATAAAGTCTTCTGGCATCGGAGAAGCATTATCGCTCCAGCTTCTCTGCGCATTATTTTTATCTTCCAACAGTGTCTGGTTCTTACTTTCAATCTGGTTCTTGCAATCCAAAATATGCCTATTTTCGAACTTGCCTTTCTCGGTTCTGTATTGCCTCATAAATCCATTTTGATAAAAAGGCGAGTGTTTCTCCCACTGTTCATCTAAAGCCCATTCTCGAAGCTGTCTAGGGCTCACAACAGCCTTTTGGATTAATGTCGGTAATTTGTAGAACTCTTCTTGTGAATTACTGCCAGAATTTTGAATTGCTTTTAAAACTACTTCCCAGGCTTCTAATTCGTTCATTTCGTTATCTTTTCCAAAAATTTCTTCTACCCTGGTTGTTAATTGCCCAATACTTGGAGCAAATCCTGAGGCATCATGGGTAATAAAATCACGCAGTGCTACGCCAATCTGCTTTCTGTCATAATCTTTGAGAAGTGTAAACCAGGTATTTATCGTGATAGTTTTATCCTCCGGCTTAAAATTAGGATAAGTAGCCTGTATTGTCATTAAGATTTCTTTTGTCTCATCTCTTGTCACTACGCATCCCTCCAATCGTCAAATACAGTTTTCTTTGCTGCCCCAGCATTGTGTTGCCGGTTATCGTAATTGCCATCCAATACCTTGGGGAAATTATTCGGCTTTACAAACCAATCAAAAGTTATCTGCCAATTATTGGATTTTCCTTGCAAGTAATCACTCTCTTTTATCTTGTCAATGGCTTCTAGCACTTCTTCCAGGCTATATTGCCGCAGTCTTGCTTTTAATCGCTCTCTTCTTTGTGTTCCTGGTTTAAGTCCTCGAAGTGTTTTTATCCCATATTTTCCTAATTCATTCCATTTTCGAATGATTTCGTCCTCCGTAGAAGGACAAAGAATTTCTTTAGAAATTCTATTATTATATTCTATTTCTAATTCTTTATTCTTATTCTTATTCTGTTGCGTGACGTCACGTGACATGTCACGTGACACATCTTTATTTTTGGAATTTTCTAGTAATTCATTCTCTCTTTCTCTCTGTTTTTGCTTTCTAATTCTATTCTGTTCTCTAATTTTTTCCATTCCTTCAACATTTTGATATTCTCCCCAGCCCGGAATTAACAATAAATCCTCGTTTCTGGTAATCATATCAAATTTTTCTAATGCATTTAATGCCAGTCGAACCACGCTCTCGTCAAATCCCAATTCATCAGCTAAAGTTTTTGTTGTATACGGGATGTTTTCAGTAAGGAATATCATTCCACCAGAATTACATTTGCCTGCCATTGTCAAAAGCATCACCCATATAAGGACGATATTGTTACCTTCTGGTAAATTTCTAATACACTTAATTTTCCGATTGTCAAACATATCAAGCGTTATTTTTATCCATTTTACGTCTGCCATAATGCCGCCTCCACTATTTATTTTTTGTCTTTAGGAATTGCCCGGCAGATTCGCCGGAATAATCTAAGAAGTGTATTTATAATCTAAAAATAAGTTTGGATTTTAATTGTTTTTATTTGTTAATATTTCAACAATTTTTTGTCCCGATTCTTCGGGTTTACAGAAAAGAAAATGGCAGCCATATTTTAGTTCCATTGTCTTACAGGCTTTTGCCAAATGCCGTCCCTTCATGCAATTTGGGTATTTCTGTGTCTTTCTATATTTCGGCCTTCCATTTTTATAAACTCCAATTTGTTGATTAGTATTTATAAAGATTTTGCTTCTAGGATTTACCCATTTAAACAAGTCATCTACGCATGTAATGCCATCCTTGTTATCCACCAGAATATATAAGTCAACGCCATAGTTTTTGGCCCTTAAAAGTCCTCTATGAAAGAACCCTTGTCGCTGTACATATAGTTGTTGCAATTTACTCTGAACCCCTTCATTTATGCCGTTTTTGAAACAATAATCTGTGATTTCTCTTTCTGGAAATCGTTCAGAATCATCATCGCAAATCAAATGATAAAGCGCCTCCTTATGTTCAGATTTTTTAAGACCTAAATTGCTAATTTCTTCAAGAATTTTGTTCTTGGCTTTCTTTTTTACTTGCACATCTCCAATTAATTCCTGAATAGAAAATTTTGTATCAACAGCTACGTCTCCTTTGCCTGGAAGTTGGTAATCTCCACATGTCAAACAGCTTCGATTCCAATGAATTCCGTTCCGAATAAACCATTGATGTTTGACTTTATGTTTAGATTCTTGTTGCCTTGTATCTTCCAAAATTGTAATCATTTTCTTGCTTCCTCCACAAAAATATTGAGTTTTTCTTGACAATCTTTGCATAAATCAAGGGCACCAGCACCTAAATTTCTCAAATTTTTTGTAATAGAATATTTCCTGTTCTGAATTGGAACTTCTAGCGTATAATATTTCCCGCATCTGTCACATCTTTTTGCATTCATTATTTTACTTTCCTTTCTTAGTTTTATTACGTTGCCTTTCTCCACGGGCATCGTTCTCTTGGCAAATACGAATCTTCGCACCTGCGGCACAGTCCTTTTTTATTTTCCCAAGGCATAATCTTGTCCCCACAACGATCACAATAATTGCCACTCATTAATTTATTATACATTTTAATTGTGGCTCTTTGCTTCTTGTTTCCAAGTAAAAATACCGAATCTCGACTTCTTAGATCTCTTTTATCACTTTTAAATCTTTCGAAAAAGTTTAGTTTTTGAAGTTGAGAAATACGAATTTGTAGTTCTGAAGAATGAGTTTCGAATGCCCTGTTTTGCGTCAAATCAACACTAGATTTCATCTCTTTTTACCCAACAGTACTGTTTTTATATTGGAAAAGAATGTTTTTTCTCATTACTGGCCTGAATATATGTTTCTTTTTTTTCTTCTAATCTACCAAGCTGTTCCCTCAATTCTTTAATATCTTCTGGGGTAGATATCGTTTTGGCAATATTTCTCTTTTTTAAGTTTTTTGTCTCATTTACCATTTTATCTAGGGTCAAATCACAATACTCATCTTGCCAGTCGCCCAAATAATAAAATCTATCAATTATCGTCCTATCGGATTCTTTCTGAAATGTCCCAAAAAGAATTGGATCCTTTTCCCTACGTTCCCTGTTTACTTGTCTTTCTATTCTTCCGGTGTAATCCGTAAAAACAATATATAACTGGTCGAACTTATCTTTTGTCGCTTTAATTACCTCAACAATCTCATCGGGAATTTCTCTTTCATAATTTTCCATTTCTATAATCTTAACTGTATCTTTTGCTACGTTATCAATATACTCTTCAATATCATCAAGATAAATGAATGTATTGATACCCATTTTTACAATTTCTCGTTCTTTTTCGATGCATTCTAAATGAAATAGTAGTTTTCTCATCCCTTTAATCTGCCCGGTTATTTTATATTTATTCAGCAGTTCGAGGCAGTTTTCGTATACTTTCAATAAACCTTCGTCATCAATACGATGTTTCTTTTCCTTTAACTTATCAAAATATTGCTGCGGAGTTAATTCTTTTTCTGGGTATTTACTTTTTGCTATTAAGCCATTACTCATAATGTTTCCTTCCTTAATCTTCAATTTTTTCAAATTCAAAAATACTGTTTGCGGTTTCTATGATTAATTTTCTCTCCAATCTATTTAAATTAGTAACAGAGCTAGTTGTTAGATGCTTTTTGCTATAATCAGAACCGTCCGCATCAAGTAAATAGTTTAAATTCATCGGCTCACCCACTCGAATTTGTTGGAAATCTAAATCAACAATTCTCCCAATTCTCAAAGGGTATCTTCCGTCTTTTCTAGTTTCGCCTCTTTTCCCGCTATTTTCCGTATGAGAAATATTAATTATCTTATATTTCATAGACTTAGTCCCCCCCTCCTCCTTATTTTTTTAACTTGAACATTTCCACACTTAGGGCAGTACAAAAGAACACCCTCTACTTCGTGTTGAAGCTCTACACTATAGGAATTAATACCGTAATCAAAATCAGCCAAGTATCTCAGCTTTTTTAGTTTACTTTTGCAATAATTACACTTCGACATTTTAAGACTTCACCTCCTTCCTGCTCCTTTGTATTCCCTTTCTTCCGGAATAACTGCCAGATGTTCTTCTGTTTTATTTTGTTCTTGCAGCAAATGTCTGATTCTTTTTATAAAAGCCTTGTTGTTATTATCTGAAGCAAAATTATGAATTCCTTCATATAATTTCATAATGTCTTTCTGTTTTCTTCGCTCTTTCAGTTCTTTCTGCCAGGCTGTTGCAAGCTTATTGCGTTCTGATTTATTTTTACAATCTTCCAAGTCGTGTGTCCACTCATAAGTTTTCTTGTTAAATCCATCAACTTGCGATTTTGAATTTAGATATAACTCATGGCTCTCATCAAGCAATTCTAAGAAATCCTTAATAATTTCAGACGGTTGTTTGTCCATACGATCACCTCCTACTGGAATGGTAATTCTTCTTCAATGCCTTCTGGGATTGTCATAAACCCATCTGGAGCAGCCGGACCTGTAGGCCGAGGCTGATACTCGTTCGACTGGCAATTATTTTCTACAGATGTACTAGACTTACTTTCTACAAATTCATATTTTTCCACAAAACAATTATTTGTATATACCTTTTCTCCATTTTTGTTGGTATAACTTCCTGTCTGCCATTTTCCTTCCACGATAATTTTAATTCCTTTTCTCAAATGAGTTTCGACAAAACTAGCATTTTTTCCGAAAGCAACGCAAGGAATAAACGCTGTGTTTTTCTCCCCTGCCTTATAGTAACTGTCTACTGCTAAAGTGTGCGTGGCCACTTTAGTTCCTTTCGTGCTTTCTCTTATCTCTGGATCTGCTGTTAATCGTCCCATTAAAATTACTTTATTCATACATTTTCCTTTCTTTATAACCCAAATTTATTATAAAATTTTTCAAAATCGTCTCTTGATATTTCTCCAATATCGTTATCATTTTCCTCCTTTTTCTCCCTAAAATGCTTTATGGAACATTTATGACTGTCAAGTGGATCTATCTTCATTCTTGCATGCGTGACAAATCAAAAATCGACAGCTGTTCTGGCGGTTCAAAATTCATCCACAGCACTTCTTTTATCGTCCTGAGTGCTTCATAAATTTTCTGATAATCCATTTTACCTGATCACCCACTAATCTCGCTCCAGTCAAATTTACAACCGCATTCACCACAATATTTATTTCTGCTTTCTGCATCCGCCATTACTTGCCTTCCGCACAAAGGACATTCATAGTCAACGTCTCCGTTTAATGTATCTAAGATAATCGGTTTCACTGGCTTAAGATGTCTTTTCAGTAGCTCAACTACTTTTTCGCACTGTTCTTCATTTTCACAACTAATAATAATGTCATTGCTGTCATCGTATTGGCTAAATGTTCCATCTTCGTTCTGGGTAAGCATAATTTCTTTATCTGACATTTTATTTCTCATCCTGATTCGTACTCTGCTTACAAAGCTTTTCTACTCTCTTTAAATATCTAAGTTGCTGCTGCACATATTGGTCGTTATCTTTCCCTCCAGCCGCTCGCCAATCTGCAATCCTCTTGTCTACGTCTTGAAGAACAGATGCAGGGATAAACTCAAAATCTATATCTTCGATACTAAGCTTTTTCATCTATTCAACTTTCCACTCCACATCGTCTTCTCTCCAATCTATCTTTTGTCCACAATTAGGACAGTAATCATATTTTTCGTCATCAACTTCATGTGCTGAACCACAATTTGGACATAACCACGTGTCCCATATAAAGCTCCCATCCGGTGCATAACCATCTCCTTCGAGTGTGGGCTTTTGAGGTATATTCCTTTCTTTTATTTTCTTTAACTCCTCATAATCTGATTTCCAATTATCAATAATATCTGCAGCTCTGCTCATAACCATCTGTAATTTTTTTAATGCTGTGGCTATTTCGGCAAGTTCAAGACTGGTGAATCCTCCGTTTTCTTTAAGCTGTTTTAATTCCATCGGAGTACCGATATCTTCATATTCGGCAAGCTTTTTTAGTACAGTTCTCACGTCCCCTGTTGTCATTTCTGCTGAAGTTGTATCATCATATTTTCCTTTTGTATAAACAACTGTTTTAGTTAAAACCCTTGTTAATCTCTCCATCTATCCTCATTCCTTTCTATTTCTCACTTTACAAATAACCTGTTTATTTTTTCTTGTGTGTAGTGTTTTTTTGTCAAGTATCTCTTATTTTTTATGCTCTTTTGTAAACTTTGCATATATTTATATAATTCAAATGGTTTTACCCCAATCCAACTTCTGTCCGCACCAAGAACAATATTGAATACTCTGAATCTCCACTTCATTTGGTGTATACGTTCCGCCATGACAAATCGGGCACTCGCATACATATTCATTGCCTGTGAATCTTTCAATAGGTTTCTTGGAAATCTGCTTTTCCAATGCTTTGAGTGCCATCAATATGGCTTTATCATGTTTTCTTGCCGTAATTGCACTTTTTGGTGGGTCTGTGTGTATATCCTTTTCTAAAATCCCAATTGCCTCATCTATTACCATTATTTAATACCTCTTTTCCCTCTCAAATATTTTTAATTCTCCTTTTATATGTGCTCATGCGGTTCAAACGGTTCTGCGTGTTTTTCCGCTTCTTCTACAATTAACCTATTATACCTTTCTATATACTCTTCTAATGATATCTCCTTCTTATAAAAAGCTAGTGCCAATTCATTATAACTGTACTTTTTGCCTTCTGTTTTATTCCTTTCTTGTCTTAAAGTTTTCATTTTTACACCTGCCTTTCAATTTAAAAAGATGGAAGCTAAAAAATTAATTACCGCAAATATAGATACGTCAGTCCCTGGTCTTCCTTCTTTTCTTTCTTTCACGTAACACAATGTGCATATGATTCCTACCGAAAAATTAAAAATTTTCATTATACCCAGCATCTGTCCTCCTCTTTTAAAACGGTATCGTATCAAGTGAAATTATGCTCCCCGAATTAATGATTTCAACATTGACAAGGCTACCAGCAACTTTTTTAATTCCTTGAAGCATAACATCAGGATTGCTCCAATCCTCGGAAAGATGACACAATTCAATATTTTGTAAATCCGATGTTTTGTTCGTCCTTATAATTTCTTTTACAACAGATAAGCTGCTATGCCCTCTAAGGCTATGTTCAAACTTTACCTCGTTTTTATCTACCAATTCATCATTGTGATTGCACTCTATCAGGAAATGATTTAATCTCATTTTTTTTAATTTATATGGTAGTAGCAAAAAATCGGTGGCATATAATAATCGGCTCCCATTAGATAATTCGATTATAAATGCATAGTTTGGAACATCGTCATGGGGTACATAAAATGGAGTAACCGCAAATTTCTTTCCAATATTTATCGTTCTTTTTTCTGGAAGCCCAGTCATTAGTTCACCAGAAGTAACTTCAAAATATTCCACAGTTTCATCATTTGTGTAAATCGGTACGCCAGATTCCATGAGTTTTTTGTAGCATAAAGAGTGATCTATATGCCTATGAGACATTAAACACCCCCTTACATCTGATAAGCGATAATCAATCATTTTGAGAATCTTCTTCCAAGAAATTCCACATTCTATCAACAAAATATCCTCATCATCCACAATGGCATATGCATTGCCGGTAGAGCCTGTTCCGCAGCATCTAAGCTCCATGTTTGCCCTCCTTTCTCTTTTGTTCTTCGTGTCTTCTATCAAATTCTTTTTTAAATTCCTGTGGAGAAATTTGATTTTCAATAAGTTGGGCTTCTAGCTCTAAATACAGATCTGTCAATCAACTTTTCCTCCTTAATAATAAATTTCTTCCAGTTCCTTCTTTGCTTTCAGAAGTTCTAATCGCGCAACTGTAATCATGTTCTGGATGGAATTCAGGCTGTCTGTACGTTCACTCACAGGTTTCATTGTGTCATCTTCTGCTACCAGATTGTTTACAGCAATGCTAATGCTTTTAACTAATCCCTCTACAGTGTTTATTCTTTGTTGTATCATTTTTTCTCCTTTTTATGATTTAATCTACTTTTTTTAATCTGCTAGTCCATCTTCCTAACTTTTTGTTCATGATTTTGTATATGCGCTCCTTTGTTTCTTCAATCAAGAGTATTTTTGAAACAAGCAACACATCTGCCAATTCTTCTAGTAAATTATCAAATGCTTCTGTACTTGTTTTAGGGGTAGGATTTTTTTTAGTAATTGTTCTTCTGTACTTTAGCGCCGCCTGTGTAAGTTCTCCTGCTTCTTCTGCGAGTTGGCAAAGTAATTCTTCTTCACCAAGGCAGTCAAAAATATTTTTTTCTTGTTGACTCTGCATCTCTTTGATCCTCCTAATATTTGATATTTAAATTTCCATTCTCGTTCAAACAATCAATAACAAATTTAAAACCAAGACCTCTATTTGTTGGTATCCACATGCCTTCGCTGTCAAATTTTCCTCCGCGCATTACAAAATCGTATTGCTTCGGGTGTGTTATTTTCATTCTTTCTAATCTTCCTGTTTCTTTTTCGAGATGCGCTCCGTAAAGGCAAAACATGCAGTCCGTCCGCTCGCATCCCGTTGTCTTTAATTTACAACCTCTGTAATCGCCTAATATCTCGTAGATATTTAATTGTCCATTAATTTCTGAATTATCATCTACTATGATATTGCCATATACATCTGAAATTGAAAGATTGTAAGTAAGTAAGGATATCTTGATTAGTCCAAAATGAAAGTGGGCTAGATAGCGGACACTTTGCCTCGAATGCATTACATCCAAATCTTATCCAGTTTGTTTTTCTAAGGCGGCTCTCTTCTGCCATTGTTCCTACGATTCCCGCCTTTTTAATTTTTTTGAAAGGCTTCTTTTTCATCTCCTGACAACATTTATCGCTAATTCTGAATGGTGCATTTAAAAGAAATTTCCATTGAGGACAATTATATCTGCTTAAGTTTCCTTGATTATCCAGCAGGGTTCCTTCCAATTTTTGCACTCGATATGTATACTTCCCTGTATGCATATTTTTCTTTGCTTCACAAACAGTTTGCGAAATTTCCTTACTGATAACTGGATAACCATATTTTGTTAATATTTCTTTGAAATTTTTGTCCGACCTAACTATCTCTACGTTTTCAAACTCTTTCACAAATGATACTATTTCGGGATATTCTAATCCTGTGTTGCAAAATATTGCAGTTATACCGGGATATATCCTCCTGGAAATGTCTAGTAAAACAGTGCTATCTTTGCCTCCCGAGAAACTTATGTATGTATTCTTTAGTCCGAAATGATTCACCCATTCTCTTATTCTTTGCTGACTTTTTTTGATTTTTACCTCAAGCGGCAATTTTTGAAGCATTTTCAATTCTTCGTAGCTACCCATTTTTTATTATACCCTTCCCAATTTCTCTTTCTTTTTCTTTAATTTATCAACATATTTTTTTAATAAAATATCGCAATCTACAGAGCAACCTTCCTGACAGAATTTTTCTACTTCCTTGTCTGTTAATTGATATTCTCTCTGCTTATCTTCGAACAAAATCGGACACAATCCCGTCATAATACTAATACCTCCAAATCTTCTGTATAATCATCTATTTTATATGGTTCTGACAGCGACGTCCATGTGGTCACCACCTCATCCCTCCTACGCAAATCTTATCTGTTCCTGGTCTCTGTAAATAATTAAGCCTCTTGCTCTATCCCCTTGCTTTAGATACCCACAATTGACTTCTACCAGTTTCTGCGCCCTACGCGGCGGCACGCGATTATAAGATTATCTTGCGATTACACAAGCTGGGGAGAAGCGAATCGCCCAATATGCGCCGTAAGAGTAGTTGACGTTGCCGCTAGTGTTCACGAACCACGTGCCATTAGCGTTGCCACGGGGGGTGCTACGCGTCCAGTGCCAGCCAGTTTCTCCGTTTTCATTAACCTTTACTCGATCTGCTTCTGTATTGATGTACTCATAGCCACCTTCTAATTCTTCTTTTGACAGAAGAAAAAAGCGGTCAACAGTATCTATGCACTCACCATTGTCCTTACATGCCGGACAAATCAATTCGCGAAAACCAGTTTCAAAGCGGTTAATAAATTCTTCGCTATTAATATGTTTTCTAATGTCTGACTCTTCCCATTTGTTATTGTTTTCTGTGCTAAATGCCATTTTATTGAGGATGAGGTTGCGCATCCAAAGAGTAATGCTGTGCTGTTTGTCTTCTGCAAGTTTTTCAGCATCGTATCCGATAATGTCAAAAGTAACCGCTCCTACACCCTCCATTTCTACAGAGATACTCCCTTTGCCGCCGAAGAATTCTTTCGCTTTTCCCGCTTCAATAATTTCTTCTAATTGTTCCCAAGTAACTTTATCTTTACGTTGTTTTATGCAAACAAATTCTTCTTTCATCGGCTTATTGGCTTTACCGATTAGTCTCAGTAAAGTTTCTCTTTCGTCGTTTTTTAAAGCATCTAAATTCACTGAAATATTCATATCCTCACTCCTGTCGTCCTATTTCTTTTCATCTTTCTCCCAGTGTGGAGCTGTACTTAGTAAATCAGTCGGAAGTAATTTCCCCATTTTTTCGGCTAGCATATCTCTGTAATCGCTATAACCTGCCCATCCCCCCTGTATCGAATCGTGTATGCTACAAAATCTATCCATGTAACGATTTAAGCGAGTTCTCCCAAAATCAAATTCATCATGTAGAACAGATAAAGCTATTAAAATCTGGCCCTCATTTATAAGAATTCGCATCGGTTCTGATGCTTCTTCCAGTTCTTTTAGTGTCAAATTTGTATCCATGTTATTATTTCTTCGGAAACGTTGTTCTTTGCCGATGGCTTTCAATGCTTTGTTTTTCTCTTCCTCAGTCATATCTTCGGAATCTAGAATGATTTTACAAGCTAATTTTATGCCATCATTTCTGGCTTTTCTGTACTCTTCCAATCTCTTCTTTTGATTACTCACTTGTATCTCCTTTCTTTTTTTATACTGCAATTATATGGATTTCTTATTTCAAAATAACATTATCAATATTTCTAATAATAATTGTCGATTTTCCTATTGCATCAGTCTTAATCTCAAGACTAGCTCGCTTATTATATACTTCCATAGGAATTAAAATTTCAATTCCGCTATCGGTTACCATAACCTGCTTTTCTAATTTCTTTACAGTATTTTCATTGGTGACAGTAAAGTTGTCATATTGGAGATCATATTGTTCCATTTTTTCGTCAAATTCTGATTTTTTTTCAGGACTTTTTCCAAAGAGTTTATTTCCGATTTCTTCTACATCAAAAGATTTTCGATCTACATATTCCTTTTGTAAGGCACTTTTTGTATCCATCTTTATTTTTAAATCGGCACCATCGTATTTATTAGAAATATTATTAATAACACGAGTAAGAATATTTAACTTCTTTTTTGGAGGAATACTGGTACGGCAGACAAGAAAGTTTTCCGATAAATAATAAGCTTTCTCACCATTTTTCCCATACTTTTTCTCCAAAAGCTTTATGTGATAATCGGATAAATTAATAACTACAGCCTCAGGTATTCTTGAAGTTGCAGAAGGAAGCAGAGAATGTGTTTTGATGATGCCTGTATTAATAACAGGATTATCAGAAGTCTCGGTGGCTTCATGCGTATAGCTTTCCTTGTAATTCATTTTTAAAAGGGCAAGATAGATAATTCCTTCTGCCTGAAAGGTCACGAATAATAAATCGGCAGCGGGTATATCTAATCCCTCTCCCATGGCAACATAGAGTTTATTTGCAATGGCCTGACTGGTTTCAATGAAAGAAGTTTCATCTGATTCATCCCATGTTTCTAAGATGGAATAGATTGAAGAATATTCTGGGTCAAATTCACAGCTTTTGGCATCATCACTAGAAACAATTTTGTAGATATGATTTCGAATGAAATCATGTAAATCTGGACCAGGATCTAAGAGAGTATTAGAAAGTATACATTGTCCTCTGTTAGTATCTAAAATATGTAAAATGGCTTTTCTTATAACGATATCGTCTCTACTCACCACTGCTTTATGCCTCGCTTTCTCTTATTCTTTTATTTACTTTCTTTGTATGTTCGTCCACCTTTTTGCAGCCTCTTTTCCAATTGTTATATGCAATCTTAAATTTACACGGCTGATTCATTCCTTTGCACCGGTCTCTTTCCACACATCTTATACACGGATCAATCATCTTAATTACGTTTGTGCCTACAAGTAATCTCTCTTCACATTCCTTAATGAGTCTTTTTTCGTCAATCATTTTTACTCACTTCCTTTTTAAAACAATGTAGTATTTATACTGTTTTTATCTATTATTTATTTCGAATATCCCATTTTCTTTCGAATGCCTCTGCATGTTGTGTTCCAATCGTTTCTAAACTTTTCGGCTTCCAAAGTGCTTTTGAACATTATTACCATTTTATCTTCAATTTCTCTAGTTAGCTTTTTAGGTTCTGCTCTTTCAGCTAATTCTTTATTTATTAAGTCTATTTTCTTTTTGCTACGCGGAATTTTTTCCAATATAGGAATTGCTTCCGTTAATTCCTGCGTAGAAAATCCACTTACTAAAGCATTTCTTAAACCTTCTGGAGTTTCATAAAACTTGCGTGTGACTTCGTTTTCTATTGAATTCCACATTTCTTTTGTTAATCCGTATGGCATTTTTCTCCTCCCTCTGAGCTCAGCCATTGTAATGCTTCTTTGTATTTTTTTGTATACAGCGGAAAATTTATTTCAAACAAGCCCGACTGATAATCTTCCATAATTTGGTCTAAAAGCATTTTGACAGCTTCAATTTGAATTTCTTCTGTCTTTTCAAAGCCTTCACTGAATCTTTCGTAATTTGTCATGCATCCCTTTCCGGTGGCAAGCCTTAAATATCTTGCCACCTGTTTAATTTACGCCTCTTCCATTGTCATGAAGTCAGGTAAATCTGCTTCTTCTACTTTGCTTACTTTCTTATCCTCAATTTCTACTTCTTCTGCTGAGATTTTCTCCACTTCTGCTTCTGGCTCTACAGAAAATTCTTCCTTATTTGCTTCTGTTTCAACAATATTGTTCACTTCTGCTACCACCATGTCTTCGTGAGAAACTTCCTCGGTTCTTGTATCTGCCTCCTGTACAAATGCATCTCCATGAGTATTAATAATCTGTTTCAAAGCTCTGTTGGTTACAGTCTTCTTTGCCATCTGGTCAGCAAATTTCGCATGTGTTGTGTCCTGACTATTTCCTTTATATCCATAGCCCTGCTTCCAAGACTGTTCAATCTGTTTAAAATTCATTACTTCTAAATATTGGGTTCCGTCTTCCATTGTTATAACTGCGTATGCGCCTTTGATTTTGGTGTTATCAATATTCATGAAATCCTGATTGTGTTTTTCAAAGATTTTCTTTCCGTTTTCAATACGGTACTGAAAATCGTCTCCTTCATAGATAACCTCTGCATTAATTTCTTTAAGACCATATCGTCTTGCAATGGTAATATTTCCAAAATATGAACGTTGAAACTGACACTTTTTGCCGTATGCAATGAAATATCCTTGCTTTTTCTGAACAGACAATCCCAGCGTAGCCATGTCCATTAAGGCATTGGCAATACTCGCCTGACTGCATGATTGTAATAATGGAACTTTGTTTTTATCCTCTGTTTCTTTGAGCACGAGATAAGCACCCATTAAGGCATTTGATACATTATAATCCGCCGGAAAGCTCATTCCGTATTCGCATTTTTTGTTCAGCTGTTTTACGAGCCCGTCAATAAACGAATTATTCACTACCATTGTCGCCTGGTGTTCTTCTTTTGTTTGTACCACCTGATTCTTTTCTACTGTTTTTGCTGCTGCCATAATTAATCCACCTTCCTAACTTCTTTTAATTTGTCTTTATATGAATAAACTTCCTTTTCAGGAACATTTATTTCCGTAATTACCGCCATGCCTCCTTCGGGCTGTGCTTTCACAACATCTCCGACCTTAACGTCGTCATTGCATTTATATGTGTATTCCTTACCGACCACTGTATCGTTTTTGAGAAATCTAGTTTTTACAAACATCTTCTACCTCAACCACCTTTCCGTTAACCATTGTATACCAAATATTTTCTTTGATTTTCTCTCCGTCAACCCTTACCATTTCGGCTCCTTTTAATCTCCATTTATCCTGTTCCCAATAGTGCTTCTCATCTCCTTCCCAGTCCGCCAAAACAAGATACGCGCCTTTGACACCTCTTGCTTTTCCGTGGTATCCCCAAGCCACGGCAATACTTTCTGGGTCTGTTGCCGAAGATGCTCCTTTGTA